GTTCAAGATGCAAAAGATAACAGTCAGTACAATGGGTATGGTGATAAACGTCACTTAGCTCATAACGCTGAAGTATTCTTGGGTACGCCAAAATACTACAACGTAGGACTATCTGTTAATTTCTAAAATGTAAAATTGGGGCAGCAGTCTACAGATTGAAGCACAGAGTTGGCTGTTATTGTACGCCTAACTGCCCCATTTTATTTCAAATAACCCTTGACTTATATAGGGTTTTAGTTGTATATTAAGGTATCGGAAATGGGGATGTTATAATCTAAATGTATCAAAATATTTGGTGTGAAAAGAGAGGTGGTAATCAAGTTGAAGTTCATCTATGGGATGATGTTGCTGGTTATCAAAATTTTATATTTAAGAATTATGCTTACGTAAAAGACGGTGGTGGTCAATATCGTTCTATTTACGGAGATAAGTTAAAGAAAGTAACTTATTGGACAGAAGAAGATTTTAAAACAGGTAGAGTATTTGAGTCAGATATACCATTAGATACACGAATACTTTTAGATAGATATTCAGATTCAGATGAGCCATCTAAAGACCATAGGGAATTATTTTTTGATATTGAAGTAGAAGTCACGGATGGTTTTCCTGAACCATCAAAAGCCAACAGCAAAGTTACTTCAGTAGCATTTTATACTAAACACGATGAGAAGTATGTAGTTTATGTTTTAGGTGAAGGTCAAAGTAAGGTTAAGGATGACGTTGATATTCAATTCTTTAAATCCGAGTCTGAGTTATTAAAAGGTATTTTACGATATTGGATGAATGTCAAACCAACCTTAATTACTGGTTGGAATATAAATGGGTTTGACGTACCTTATTTATACAATCGAATATCTAAAGTCTTGGGTGAAGAATTCGCCAATGCTCTTTCACCTATTCACATCGTAAAGTACAACCCAAACAAAAAGATGTATCGTATTGCTGGAATTAGTGCTTTAGATTATATGGATTTATATAAAAAGTTCACCTTTACTCAACAATCAAGTTATAGATTAGACCATATTGGAACTATTGAGGTTGGAATTGGTAAGGTTGAGTATGAAGGCACATTAGATAATTTATACAGAGATGACATTGACAAGTTTATTGAGTATAACTTGAATGATGTTAAGATTGTCAAGGCTCTTGATGATAAACTAAAATTAATTGACTTGGCAAAGGGTGTATGTCATCTAGGTAGGATACCTTATGAAGAGGTTTATTTCAGTTCTCGTTATATTGAAGGTGCGATGTTAGTTTATTTAAAAAGTTTAAATTTAGTCGCTCCGAGCAAAGCCTACGATGTCAGCTATGATGGTTCTGATGGTAGGTTTAGTGGTGCTTATGTGAAGAGTCCTGAACCTGGTTGTTATGATTGGGTGTTTGATTTGGATTTGACTTCTATGTATCCAAGTATCATTATGAGTTTGAATATGTCACCCGAAACCAAAATAGGTAAGATTAATGGTTGGGATGCGGAAGAATTTATTAAAGGAGTTACAAAGACATATTCTGTAGAAAAGAATGGTAAGATAATTAGACGATTCAGTAATGGGGAATTAAAAGATTTCTTCAATAAAAATAATGTCTCAATATCTTCCAATGGAGTCATATATGATTTATCCAAGAAAGGTGTTATACCGGCTATCTTGGAGAAGTGGTTTAATGAAAGAGTTGAATATAGAGCATTGTCTAAAAAGTATGGTAAAGCGGGCGATGAAGAATTAAGTAGTCATTTCAACAGACGACAACACGTTCAGAAGATTTTGCTTAATAGTTTATATGGTGTCTTGGGTTTAACTGTCTTTAGGTTTTATGATATTGATAATGCCGAGGGTACTACGACTACTGGCGTGAAGTTAATTCAGTTTACCGAAAAGGTTACGAATAACTACTATAACAAGATATTGAAAACCGATAAAGACTATTGTATCTACACGGATACGGATTCAGTATTCTATAGTGCTTTACCATTAGTTAAGGATAGATTTCCAAATGCTGATGTTAAAGATGAGAAGTTTATGACGGAACAAATTCTTGATATTGCTTCAGAGGTTCAAACATATATTAATAAATCATATGATTACTTTGCTAAAAACTTCTTGAATATACACGATGGTCACAGGTTTGAGATTAAACAAGAGATGATTGCAAAGAGTGCCTTTTGGGTTACTAAAAAACGATATGGTCAATGGATTATAAACGATGGCGGTGTTCCATGTGAAAAACTTGATGTTAAGGGATTGGATATTGTCAGAAGTTCATTTCCACCAGCATTTCGTGATTTCATGACAAAGGTATTGAAAGCTATATTGGCTAAAGTAGACAAGGAAAGAATTGATGAGTTTATTTTGGATTTTAAAAAGAGTTTAAATGACCACGATATTACAGATATATCTTTACCAAGTGGTGTCAAGGGTATAAAGAAATACACGAAGAAAAAGACAAAACTCGGGTTTCAAGGTAAGTCTATGTTTACCGAAATGGAAAAGGGTGCACCAGTTCACGTTAAGGCGTCAGTTATCTATAATGATTTATTAAAACATTTTAAAGTCAATAATCATGAACAGATTAGAAATAGTAGTAAAATCAAATGGGTTTATTTGAAAGACAATCCATTTAATATCAATGCTATTGCTTACAAGGGTTATGATGATCCTAAAGAGATTATGGATTTCGTTGCTCAATATATAGATAGGGATAAGTTATTTGATAAAGCCCTAAAGAAGAAAATAGAGTTATTCTATCAAAGTATGAAGTGGGATATGCCCATTGATAAAAAAACTTCAATTGAAAGGTTTTTTTAACTTGACTTTAATCAAAAAAATTCGTATATTAACACATAATAGGAGTAATAATAATGAATAAAATAGTATTGGATACTTTTATCCAAAAATACAATCTTGGCGGAAATGTAAATTCTGTCAAATGGGAATCAAGTGGAGATACATTGTCCACTCGATTTATTTCACCAGACAAAAGTCTATTGGGTGAATTAACTTTGGTAAAACAATCCTTACCAGAGTTTGAAGTTGGTGTTTATGATACACCATTATTGTCAAAAATGCTAGATACGTTATCAGATAGTGTCGATTTCAGTTTAACTGAAGTTGATAATACACCAGTTGCTTTTAAAATAGAGGATTCAATAATGACAGCCGATTATGTCTTGGCCGCCATTGGTGTTATACCAGATGTGCCTGAACTAAAGAACGTACCTGAATTTACTACACTTGTGAATATCGATAGTCAGTTTATCAATTCATTCATTCGTGGTAAAGGTGCTTTGGCTGATGTTGATACATTTGCTATTAATCCAGTAGATGGTGGAGTTGAGTTTGTTATTGGGTATAGTGATATAAATTCAAATCGTATTAGCATTAAGGCTCAAAGTGGTGCTGTTAATATAACAGATTCGATTGTCTTTAATGCTAATCTGTTTAAAGAACTTTTAAATGTTAATAAAGAGTGTTCTAAAGCAACACTTCAGATTAGTGATAAAGGTTTGGCTTATATCGAGTTTAATGTTGATGATTTCAATGTTAAATATTGGTTAGTGTCACAACAGAATTAGTATGGAATCACATGGATTATGGGTTGAGAAATACAGACCACAAGATTTATCAACATATGTTGGTAATGAACATCTTAAATCAAAAGTAGAGAGGTTCTTAAATGATGGAAATGTCCCACATTTACTTCTATATGGTAGAGCTGGTGGCGGAAAGACCACACTTGCTAAGATTATTGTTAATAATCTTGAGTGTGATTATTTATATATTAATGCATCGGATGAAAGAAACATAGATTTGGTTCGAGACAAATTGAAGACCTTCGCTTCTTCAATAGGTTTCAAACCAATGAAAATAGTTATACTTGATGAAGCCGATTACTTAAATGTAAATTCTGCTCAACCAGCTCTACGTAATCTAATGGAAACCTTTTCTGCTCATTGTCGATTTATTTTGACTTGTAATTACGTGGAAAAGATTATCGATCCCATACAGAGTCGTTGTCAAACTTACAAAATAATACCACCAAGTAAAAAAGAAGTTGCTCTACACGTTAAGACCATCTTGGAGAAAGAGAACATATCTTTTGACTTGGATGATTTGGCACTCGTGGTAACTGCGGGTTATCCTGATTTACGAAGGGTAATCAATGAGTTACAACGAATGTCAATAGATGGTAAGTTGAAGATTGACAAAGACGGAATGTTACATAATGAGTTTAAACTTCAGTTCTTAGAGATGATTAAAAACAATTCTGATATCAGAACAATCCGTAAATTGATTGCTGATAGTGGTTTTAGTGACTACACGGAATTATTCAGGTTTCTGTATGATGAAGTTGAAAACATAACAAGTGATAAGATGCCTGATGTTATAGCAGAGATATCAAGGGGTGCTTATCAAGACGTATTAGTAGTGGATAAGGAAATTAACTTTATTGCTACCGTATCAAGCATATTAGGGAAATTACAATGAGTACAAAACCAATGAAACCACTACCAAAACAAGAAGTTCAGGTAGATTTAGAAAAAGCTGAAACTATGACTTGTCTAGAATGCAATAATAAGATTTTCATTCAAGGGTATGTCATAAAGAAAATATCAGCTATTATGTCACCAACAGGCAAAGAAGTCATAGCTCCAATTCAAGTGTTTAATTGTGGAAACTGTGGTGAGATATTACCGTTAAATGAGATAAATGAACTTATTTAAAGATAAAAAGGGTGAGGTGACAAAAGCAACTCTTTTTCTTTGGATAGATGAGTTATTTGTCGGCAAAAGAAATTGGAATAATTTCTCCGATGCCGACAAAAAAAAGTTTAGTCCATTTATGATAAATCGTTATCTGAGTATGAATGATGACTTTTTACCTTTTGTGAATTACTTTCAAAAGTACACGATAGAAGTTATGCCACATAAAGCCGTGTATCAATTTTATTGTAATTTACTACCGAAGAAAAAGACTTACTTGAAGTATATGAGTGGTAAAAAAGAAAGAACAAATGATTTAGTTGTTCCTTTTATCATGAAGTATTTTGAAGTAAGTAAATATCAGGCTGCTGATTATTATGATTTGATGACAAAAGAAGAATTGATATTGTTAGTGAAAAAATATGGTAAATCCGATAAGGAAATAAAGAAGATGAAAATCAGATGAGTAAATTATGGATGGCTTTAGGTATATCATTATTAGGTCACGTGTGGGCTTGGTTTCATATGCAAGGACAATTCAAATGGGAATGGGCTAAATCTTTATGGTGGGTTATATTAGGTGGAATCCCAATCAGTATTGCTTTTTGGTATGGAACTAAGTGGTATTATGAATATTTTGGAAATTACTGGTACGTAAGACCAATTGGATTTGGAATGGCTACAATAGTTTTTACCATGTTGACTTATTTGATTTTACATGAAGTACCCGATACCAGAACTACAATCAGCTTAATTTTATCAGTTATTATTATAGTAATACAATTATCACATTTAATCATAAAATAGGAAAAGGTATGAATATAAAAGAAAGAGAACTAGAAACAAAACTAGTTGATCCGACAGAAGATACGGAAAGAGTATATAGAAATATAGTAAAACAAATGGAACAAGAATGGCCAGAGATGACATCCGAGTTCAAAAAATTACAGAGAGAACAATACGAATTGTTTTGCCACAAACAACATGATTATGGTCCAGGTAATATTTCAGTTGGCACTCAATTAATTACAGAAGATGAGATACATTTATCATTGACTGGTTTATGGTTTAGAATGAACGATAAGATACAACGACTAAAAACTCTATTAATGAGTGGTCGTGAAAATGCAGTAGAAGGTGAACCAATGGAAGATGCGTTTCTTGATGTATCCAACTATGGAATTATGGCAACAATCGTAAAAAATGGAAAGTGGGGTAAATAATGGAAAGATATTGGGGTGAAAAGAAACAATCAGTTAAAAAGACAAATGGCGATTCTAATGATAAACACATATCAGTACAGGATAATAAGATTTATTTTTATTCTGGTGTTAATCGTAATAGTTGTGTCGAATTAAATAAAAAAATTGGGGAGATGGAAAGTAAATCCTTGACTTTATCAAAAACTCTTGGTATATTACCACCGTCAATAAAGTTGTTTATTAATTCGGGTGGGGGTTCTATCGTAAGTGGTATTGCTTCTATGGATACGATATTAAGAACACAAGTTCCAGTTCATACTTACGTGGATGGATTTTCAGCAAGTGCAGCTACTTTTTTAACTGTAGTTGGTGAGAAACGATTTATGAGTAGAAATTCTTATATGATGATTCATCAGTTAAGTAGTAACTTTTGGGGAACGTATTCTAATTTTGAGGATGAAAAAGAAAATCTTGATTTGATGATGAAAACCATTAAAGACATTTATAAAAAATACACTAAATTACCAATGAAAAAACTTGATGAAATCTTGAAACATGACTTGATGTGGAATGCTCAGACGTGTTTAAAGTATGGAATAATAGACGAGATAATATAATGGGACACGTATCACATTCACAGTTTGTATCCTATAATGAATGTAACCTAAAGTGGAAACTACGTTATATAGATAAGCTAGGTACATTCACGGGCAATATACACACGTTATTTGGAACAGCTATGCATACTACGATTCAAACTTATTTAACAGAGATGTATAGTAAATCTATTATTGCGGCTGAGGCACTTGATTTGAATGGTATGTTGAAAATCGAGATGATGAAAGAATTCAAAATCTTAAAAGAAAATCAAGAAACCTTACCTTGTAGTCAAGATGATATGATTGAGTTTTATCAAGATGGGATGGCTATAATAGACCATTTTAGAAAACATCGTGGTAAGTATTTCATGAAGAAGAATTATGAGTTAGTTGGGATTGAATTACCGATATTTATGGAATTGCAAAAGAATGTTGAGTTAAAGAGTTATCTTGATGTAGTCATACGAAACAAAATATCAGGTAGAATTACTATCATTGATTTGAAAACATCTACCAGAAGCTGGACGAACTTTCATAAGAAAAACTTCTATAAGAAAGCACAATTATTACTTTACAAACAATTCTATTCAGAGAAATTTAATGTACCGTTGGATAAAATAACGGTAGAATTCTTGATACTAAAGAGAAAGATAGCAAAACAAAGTGACTTTCCAATCAGTAGACTACAGAGGTTTGAACCGTCTAATGGTAGACCAAGTATTAATAAAACAATGAAAGCATTCACAGAATTTCGTGAAGCTATCTATGATGAAGAAGGAAACCATAAAATTAATAGAGAGTATAATGCATCACCAGGTAAAGCCTGTACATTCTGTGAATTTTATAATACGGAGCATTGTAAATGGGGCAAGAAACTTTAAAAGTAGGTATTGTCGGTAGTCGTAAATACGAAAACCGAAGAAAGATTAAGGAATTTGTATTTAAGTTAAAACAAGATAAAGGAACGGATACCATAATAGTTAGTGGTGGGTGTCCAGAAGGTGCTGACTTTTATGCTAAAAAGTATGCTCTTGAATTGGGATTACAATATGAAGAATATCCACCAGCACATAAATCCCATAATTTGTATTGCCCACTACATGAAAGGAATTATAGTAAACCCTATAGTGTTAAAAACTTCTTTGCTCGTAATAAACAGATAGCAATCCATTCAGAATATGTCGTGGCATTCATACCAAGAGGAATTAAATCAAATGGTGCAATGTCCACGATAAATTATGCTAAGAAATTTGGAAAAAAAACACTTGTTATAGATTAATGTTTTATATTTATGTATATACAAAAGTGGTAAGGTTATGAAGCATGAAACAAAATTAACATCCGTTAAAATAATAAAAACACTATACGAACAATTTAAATTCAAAACTGTTAATTCTTCAATGAATTTACAAAAACTAGTCAACAGATCAGTTCACCAATATTTAAATAACGTGGTAGTTAAAGAACAAATAGAAAACTATGATAAACTATATGCAAGTGGGAGTAGATTTTGATGAATTATCGAGAAGATTTAATTAAAGTTAGTGAGTTGTATTTTAGAGCTCAAATTGAAAAACATAAAGTCAATGTGGAAAATTTACTTGAAAATCTCGTAGGAGTAGCAGAACATCCAGATATAGTAGAGACTATTGAAAAAGAATTACAAGTTATTGCTAACTATGATGAAAAATTAAATGTATTACAAAAATATTTCAAAAGTAACAGAGGACCTAAAGAGGTTTTAAATGGCTAAAAAGAAAATTCTATTAATGTCCGATGATTTACGGATGCATAGTGGTGTAGCTACCGTGTCTAAAGATATAGTCATGGAAACACTAAATGAATATGATTGGGTTCAAATAGGCGGTGCAATTAAACATCCTGAACAAGGTAAGATTGTTGATATGTCTAAAGGTTTGGAAGAGTTTGGGATTAAAGATGGATATTTGAAAATTTATCCAGTTGATGGTTATGGTAATGAAGATATATTAAGAGAAATACTCGCGGTAGAGAAACCCGATGCTATTCTTCACTATACTGATCCACGATTTTGGATTTGGTTCTATAATATGGAAGCAGAAATAAGACGTAGTATTCCAATTTTCTATTATAATATTTGGGATGATTTACCAGATCCACAATACAATACAAATTATTACAAAAGTAGTGATTTGTTAATGGGGATATCAAAACAAACTTATGGTATTAATAATCGTTTATTACCTGAATATGAAGATTGGCAAACTACATTTGTACCACACGGCATATCACCACGTAGATTTTACAAAGTTCAAGATGATGATATGAAATTAATGGATTTCGATGAACAATTTGGATTATCGGATAAAAAGTATAAAATACTCTATAGTAATCGAAATATTCGTAGAAAAATGCCTGGTGATGTTATGTTGGCTTATAAATACTTTATGGATGGATTAACTCCAGAACAACGAGATGAATGTGTATTGATATTTCATTGTGCTTCAGTAGATGATAATGGAACTGATTTGCCAAGAGTTCATAAACATTTGTGTCCTGATTATGATATATGTTTTACTTATGATAAAAGTGGACCATTTAGTGATGAACAAATGAATTTATTATTTAATTCGTCTGATGTTTATGTTAATTTAGCATCTAATGAAGGATTTGGATTAGGTAGTGCTGAAGCCCTTACGGTTGGTACACCGATTATCGTGAATGTAACGGGTGGACTACAGGATCAATGTGGATTCAGAGATGATGATGGTGAGTTATTAATTGCTGAAGATTATATAGAATTGGGTACTAATCACAGAGGTAAATACAGGACTCATGGTGAATGGGTAAAACCCGTATACCCTGCTTCAATATCACTACAGGGTTCACCCATGACACCTTATATTTGGGATGATAGATGTAATCCAGAAGATGCCGCAGTTAGTCTACGTGAATTTTATGATTTAGGTAGAGAAGAAAGAAAAAGACTTGGTAACTTGGGTGCTGAGTTTTGTAAAGAAAATCAAATGACAAGTGAAGAAATGGGTAAGAACTTTATTAAATCCATGAATGGGGCATTCGATAATTGGAAACCTAAAAGTCGTTATACTATGGAGACAGTATGAAGAAATTTGTTTTAATGATTGCACCATTCAACACTCGTAGTGGTTATGGTGACCATGCTCGTTCAATATATTATTCCATAATGGATAGGGATGATTTGGATATCAAATGTGTAGATGTCAAGTGGGGCAGTACTCCAAGAAATCATTTAAATCCTGAAGTTCCACGACATAAGAAACTCTTGGATACATTTATTGATGGGAATAAGATTAAAGAACAACCTGACGTATTGATTGATATTAGAATACCAAATGAATTCTCAAATGGGGCAAAATTCAATATTGGAATTACTGCTGGAGTTGAAACTGATGTAGTTTCTCCTGAGTTTTTGACTGGTATGAATAAAATGGACTTGAATATAGTTCCTTCTAATTTTACTGCTAATACATTCAAAAAATGTACCTTTGACCAAATGCAAGATAAACCTGATGGTTCAAAAGAAAAGGTAGCTGAAATTAATTTACAAAAACCAATTGAAGTATTGTTTGAGGGTGTTGATACGAGTGTATATTATCCAATGGATAAACATGAACTAAAATCAGAATTCACAGATGAATTAAATGACTTAATTAAAGAAGATATGGCTTATCTTCATGTAGGTCAATGGGGTAAGGGTGGTTATGGAGAAGATAGGAAAAATATACCATTAATGATTAAATGTTTCTTACAGGCATTTGCAAATAAATCTAATTCGCCCGCATTAGTATTGAAAACAAGTGGTGCAAATTTTTCAATTTTAGACAGACATGATGTTGTTAAAAATATTAATAAAATTAAAGATGAGTTTTCACAAGTTGATAATATACCGAGTATTTATTTAATACATGGTGATTTGACTATACCCTAAGATAAAAGCCTTTTTAACTTGTACACACGGTGAGGGTTATGGCAGACCTATGGCCGAGGCAACTTGTTGTGATTTACCAGTCATCGCTCCGAATTGGAGTGGTCATTTGGATTTCTTAAGTGATAAAGATTCATTGATGATTTCTGGACACTTAACAGAAGTTCCAGACTCTATGATATGGGAGCCAATTATTATTAAACCATCAAAGTGGTTTAGTGTGAATGAAGCTGATGTAATTAGGAAATTGAGAATGTTTTATAAAAAACATCAGTTAATTAGTAAAAAAGCAAAACGATTAGGTAAGAAAAATAGACGAGAATTTTCACTAAAGGCTATGTCAGATAAATTTAATAAAACACTTGATAATGTTTTACAAAGTATACCGCAAGCAGTTAGTTTGAAATTACCTAAATTAAAGAAGGTTGGTGGAGAAACGTCACAACCGGCAAAGATAAAATTACCTAAATTAAAGAAGATAACGTAATGGATCCTATGTTCTTACGAGTAGCTTGTCCTTGTTGTTTAGAAGATGAGATTGATATCGATGATTCCTTAGTTTTACTTGGTGATGATGAACAAAATATGCAGTGTTTATTTTGTGGTTTTGCTTCAAATAAAACTATGAAATCACATATTAATGATAATCCATTTCCACAAGAATTTAAAGACGTGTGTAGGAATTTAAACACTAGGTGGTGGGCACCATCGGTCTTTACGACTGAAAATTATATGGTAGTTCCTTTGGTGGAAAAGAACGTATTGAAGTGGAGATTATTTGCTCAAACTGATCCAGAAACCGAGGTTTTAGTTCCACACTTTAGTGATGCATACAAAATGGTAGAAAAATTGGAGAAAACAATTGGCGACCAGATACAACAATCGTAAGATAATTCTATCAGAACAGACATTACCTATGGGTAGATTATTACCTGGTATGATTGTGACGTTTAATTATGCAGAGTCAGGCGTTAAGGATCCAAGACCTATTTTATTATTTTTACATCGTGATAGAGAAACTAACTTATTAGAGGGTTTGAATATTAATTATATTAATCCAAGTAAGGTGAAAAAACTATTTAGTGTTATTAAAGTTAAAAAAGGTAAAATAGACTCAGAAGAAAATTTATTATCTTTGAAAGAAAATTATTTTAGAATACAGATAGCAAATGTCAAGAAACGTTCACCCCTGACTACAAAAAGATTTTATTCAGATGTCATTGGTGCTGATAATGTATTTAAACAAGCATATCGTAGTTACAAAACAACTAAATTGACAGCACTAAAGGTTACGAATATTAAATTAGATATGGTTGGCATTAGTGAAGATTAGTTATTCTATATTAACTCATAACGAAACAAATACATTAGAAAAGTTATTAAAGTTTTTAATCAAGTGGAAACAACCTGAAGATGAGATTGTAATACTTGATGATTATTCTGATGATGAGAAAACAAAACAAATATTGGATTTCTATGTATCCGCTCATGACATAGTATTTGAACAACGAAATCTATTGGGTGATTTTGCTTCACAGAAGAATTATTTGAAATCAATGAGTACAGGTGATTATAGTTTTAACCTTGATGCTGATGAGATGATAAGTCTTTGGTTGATAAAAAATATACATGGTATTGTTGAAGAGAATGAAATTGACTTGGTTTATTTACCAAGAATAAATACAGTAGAGGGTTTAACTGAACAACATGCTAAACATTGGCATTGGAGTGTTAATCAAGAAGGTTGGGTTAATTTTCCAGATTGGCAAGGTCGTGTGTTTCGCAATAGACCAAATATAAAATGGGAAAAACCCGTACATGAGATGCTGACGGGGTTTCAGACGTACTCTTACTTACCGATGGATAAACCTTTTTGTATATTACATAACAAAACCATAGAAAAACAAGAACAACAAAATGAAAAATATTCGGAGATACAGAGATGAAGTCGGAAGAACAACAGATTGATGAATATCAGGAGTGGAGAAAAAATTGTAACCTAAGAGGTTATTTTTGGGAAGTGGAACGATTTGATGTAATTAATTATTTTATAAAGAAGAATAAATATGTTAATTATTTAGAAATAGGAGTTAACAATGGTACGGCTATACAAAATATCATAGCTGAACATAAGGATGGTGTCGATCCTGGCCTCTGATGAATTTTTTGATTTAATTAATGGTCATGATATTAAATACGATGTTATTTTCATAGATGGATTACATTATGATTATCAAGCGTATAAAGATATAAATAATGCTTTAAATCACATACAACCAAATGGGATGATATTTTGCCATGATATGAGTCCAAGATGGGATATAGTACAAAAAAAGAAAGTACCAATCGGTGTGGGGTGTTGGAACGGAGATGTTTGGAAAGCTTGGGCTAAAATTAGATCAGAAAATAAAGATTTGTATATGGAAGTCGTAGATACTGATCATGGTGTTGGAATTATAAAATTTGGAAACCAAAAACTTTTTGACCTACCAAAACCAGCATTTGAATTAGACTTTAATTTTTTAGAAGATAACAGAAAAGAGTTATTAAATTTAATAAGTTTAAAAG